TTGCATATTGTTCCGGTGTTAGCCCAAATTTCTTAGCTAACGCTACTTGTGTCTTCGTCAATCGTACTTTTTTAGGCGCGGTACTACGCGTTGCCGGAGCAACTACAGTCGAAGGTTTTGTGCGCTCGGCGGGTTTTTCCTCGTCTAGCGTTGCATCCCCAAAGTATTCTGGGAATCGTTTTTGCATCGTACCATCGATACGACGATAATATTCGTCAGAGGAAGGACTGATCCCGCTTCTAACTAATTTCTCATGTAAGCCTAATGCAAGGCTTGTCATTTCTTCATCTTTACCAAACCATTCGTTATTTTCTTGCCATTTTAAAGCTTTATCGTCTGGTTTAAATGAAGGTTGTTCATTTTGTGGTATATATACAGGATTTTCAGGTTCTTGTAAAGGACTTTTAAATCTAGGCTCATATTGTTTAGCTTGTGATAGTCTAAACTGAGCATCATTCATTTTTTGTTGTGCTTCAATTATACTCTCTGTTTCGCCTGTATCATAAGCTTTACGGTAAGATTCTTTAGCTAAAGCAAGTTCACTTTCAAGAGCATTTTTAAGTGTTTCAATATAAGTTGATTCACCTGACTCTAAAGTAGTTTTAAGCTTTTTATTTTCATCTGCAATTTGTTGAGCATATCGAATAGCTTCTTGTCTTTCTCGGTCTGCGGCTTCTTTAGCACGTCTTTCGTCATGCCAAACTTTTTTAAGCTGAGCCATTCTTTGTTTAACACGTTCAGAATAATCTTCTAATGTGTCATTTTCTAGTTCTTCAACTTTTTCTTTAGGTAAAGGTTCTTTTCCTCTATCTGCAGCTGGAATGTCATCTTCAATTTCAAGATCAATATCATCAGCTTTTGTTTCTACTTTTACTTCATTTTTTTCAGCAGAGACTTTTACTTCTTTTTCTTCAGCAGGTTTAGCCGCTGGTATTTCATCATCGTCTGGATATTCAAATACAATATCGCCATCTTTTACGTCAGCCATTTATATATCTCCTTATGCGCGAGTATAGCCACGAGGATCTTCAACAACCCCCTCAACTGTATCGTCGTTAATAATGCGGAATTCTCTTCCGTGGATTTTAAATCTTGTACCTGCGTATGCACGTGTCAAAACAAAATCACCCTCTTTACACCATGGACCTGTAGGAAATCTAACTTCATCTTTATAAGCCATGTCCCCTACTTTTACTACAAATAAAACTACAGTTGAATGTTCTTCTATAGATCTGACAGAACCTGCTTTAACTAAACCACTTTCATATGTTTCAGCTGCTTCAGGAATTGCACATAAAATTCTATAGCCTTTTGGTTCTGGAAGCTGTAAGCCTCTTTCTTCAATTGGTATATCCTCTGCTTCTACTTCATCTACTGTTGGAATAATAATTGGTCGACCATTAGAATCCACCAAACTTTTATTCATTGTGAGTATTTGTTCACTCATCTTCAAACGTCTCCATTCTTTGTGCAAGGTCTTTTATAATACTTTCTGCGACGGATAGACCCCGAATATATCCTGTCATATTTTGGTACGAAGCAAAATCTTTTGCCGCTCCGTCTCCTAAATTTATTAAAACTGTTTTGCGCTGATCATCTATTCGAGACAATAATAGCTCTAGCGTTTGGTCCATGATGTATTACTCCTGTGGTTTTTGTTGATTCTTTTGTAATTCCATTTGTTTTTCTCTAATTGAACGTTCTTCTTTTTGACTTACTGCATTAATACCCAGCTTAGCGCCTTCAATTAATTCTTTAGCTTCTAATTCTTTATTAGCTATTACAGTATCAGCACCTAATTGAGCACCAGCAATACGTTCTTGAGATTCAATACGCATCTTATCAAGTTGCAATCTAGTTTGTTCAGCTTGAATATCTGCCATTGTTTTTTGTTGTTTAATTTGTAAGTCTTGAGCTTTAAGTTGTAACTCTTGTTGCTGCATTTGAATAATCGGGTCTTGAGCTTGTTGTTGAGCTTGTTCTTGTTGTGCTTCTGATGCAGATTTAGCAGCAAGTTTCTTAGCAGCTTCAGCCATAACTTTAGACAATTCAAATTCAACATCTTCTGGTAATGTTTCATCAGGTTTAGGTAATGGAACGCCTAATTGTTCTTCAAGTTGTTTTCTATATTCAAACGCTACGTGTTCATTAATATGTGCCATAGCTGCAGCTTGAATTGCGCCTGCTTGTGGGTTCTGTCCTACCATTTGTTGAATTTTTGGATCTTGCATAGCCGCCATATGAACTGCAATATGTGCTTGATGATCTTGGTAAATAAATGCTTTAACAGGTTTACCATTAATAATCGCCATATTTTCTGATACAGGATCTTTTGGTTTCTGATCATCAACACTGGGGATTAACTTGCCAATATTCTTAATGCCTAGTACTTCTAACATTTGTTTATTAAGTTCTGGTAGATCATAGATCTGTGGATATTGTTGTGCCATTTGCATAACCGCTTGATACTGTACAACTTTTTGTGACATAGTTGCGGCATTAGGGTCACTTACAGGTATAACATCTACATTATCATAATCAGATTGTTTAGCACGTCTATCACCGACTTCAGGTTCGTAGCTATATTCTGTTGGCGTGTAATCACGAATAATACCTTTAAGTAATTTAAACTCTTGTTTCATTGCATAGTAAATACGCGCTTGTACAGCACTCATTACTTTAAGAGTTCTTTCTAGAATTGCTAGTGTAGTACCTACTGGAGAGTTAGCAGACATATCAGATACTTTCATATCAGCAGCTGATGCAAAACGTCTACCTTCTTCAATGATTTGAGTCATTAAACCTTGTAATACTTGTGATGGCTCTTTGTACGGAAGCGGTAAGATGTTGTCACGCACAGCACCACTTGGTACATCTACATCACGCCATTCACCAGGAGCAATCGGAGTGTCATCGCCTTTAATGCGTAGCCCACGAGACTTAAGACCTCCGGGAAGATTAGATAGTGTACCTGCATCAACTAATTGACGAAGAATCATCGTACCTGATTTAGCAAATGCGCCGATTAAATGAATTAAACCAAAACAGTAGAAACCAAAACCAGGAATGTAACCATAATGTACGAAATGCTGACGCTTAGCTTTTAATTTATCGTCTGGATTCCAATTACGACGAATTGATAAAATAGTGCCTGTGCCTTTTTCAATCGTAACTACGTATGGTAATGCAATACCATCTTCACTATCACCATTTTCTAAATCAAGATTGACATGCATCTCTAAGATTTTATATCTGTCATCTTCTGTAGGATTAAAGCCTAATTTCTCTGCAATTTTTTTCTCAGCTTCATCGATGTCTAAGAATGGTTCACCTAAATCTACATCACGATAGAAACCTGCAACTTGTAGTTTATGTAATTCATTTTTTGTTTTACGCATGACATGAGTTACGCGTTCTGCTGTTTCTAAACTAGATGCACCATACGGAACTACAATATCTTCGGCAGGGACATACATTGATACTTGACGCTCAATGTTAGGGTCATAATAAACTTTTTTAAATGAGTTACCAGATAAACCTAAACCCCATAGCATGCGTTCATGCTCCGGACGGTATTCTGGCATCATATCCGTGAGTTGATAATTCATATCATCTTTTACACGTTCAGCTGCATCTTCTTTTTCTTTTGTTTGCTTGCCAACAATGACTGTTTTAACTGGGCCTGCCGCTGGAAATGTCTCCATCATAGTTTCAGCTTGGAATTTAACTAGTGCTTCTGTCATCAAGGGGTGGTACACATTGCATGCCCCCGGCCACGGTTCTGTTCTGTCTTCAACTTTAAGACCTAGTAACTCTAAGCCATCTACATAAGTTGTTAACCAATCTTTTCTTGAATTAATATCAGCATCATATTCACCAACTAAATCACCTGATAGTTCAGTGAGCTGACCTTCGTCCATATCTTCTGCTAAGTTATCATTAAACTCATCATCTTGTTCTTTACCAGGCTGAATAGTAATTTCCATACTACCATCATCTAAGGTAACGCTTTCTGGATTTTCAATTTCAATACTTAAATCTGGTTGTGCAGATGCTAACTCTTCTAGTCCTTGAGGAGCCTGTGATAAACTTTTATCCATGTTAATTGCCATAATTTAATCCTTATATTGCGTAGAGTTTCTTTTGTTTACTACTTCTGAATCCGTATATTTCATCTGGTTCATCACTAGGTAGTCTAATAAATCCGCCTTGTCTGAATCTTAATAATGCAAGTGTTGTACTATCTACAAGGTCATCATTAGCACCACTCGGAAAATCATTACATTCTTCTATTACTTCTTTGGCCCATCTTCTATCAGGTGCCCACACAATTCCACTTCTAAATAAATCTGACACCGCATTGACTCGACTAATCTTATCTTGCCCTTTACCTGGTGTAAATTCACCTACAGGAATACCCATACGTCTAAATTCTTGATATAAGGCTGCACCGTTAGATTTCTTTTCTACTAAAAACGAGTCAGGTTCCCACTCTTTATACTCTTGAATACATTTTTCTTTGAGTTCAGGAAACTCTAATCGTTCTTTGATTGAATTTAACAGTATTATATTATAGTTATTCGTTTCTTCGTTAAAAAAGACGCCCCAAGTGGTGAGCGCGTTGTAGTCCGCTCTATTATTGGCCTCCTGGGCAGCATCTAAACTCATAATTGTAAATTCACAACTTGGTGGATCTTCTTCTTCCCATATTTTCCACCATTCTCTTTTTATTAACGCACCTTCTTCAGATACTGGGTTTTGTAAGTACTGTGAATTCCAATAACGTACATCTAATGCAGCTTTCTTACTTAATAACTCTTCTAAACTCCAGAACTCAGGCCATAATGGTTTTTCAATTCCTTCTTTATCTTCAACAATCGCTGGAAACTCTACTACTTCCCATTGATCTACTTCTTCATTCTTAACCATCTGGTTCACAATCTGACCTGTCAGATCAAGTTTAGACCAACGTGTCATTACTACAATAATTGCACCGCCCGGCATAAGACGTTGTAATGGACCAGACTGAAACCACTCCCAAGCAGGCAGAAAAACATCCGCTCGTCCCAATTTGGCGTCTTGCTCGGAGTGTGGATCATCAATGATAAACAAATCAGCCCCGCGACCAGCGAGGGCACCGCCCACACCAATAGCAAAATACTCTCCATTAAAGTTTGTCCCCCATCTAGATGCTGATTTACTATCTGCTTGTAATTCTACTTGAGGAAAAATGTCTTTATAAGCATCAGAACCAACAAGGTTACGAACGCGCCTACCAAACCCGACAGCAAGATCAGCGGTATGAGACGCCATAATAACTTTCTTAGCAGGGAACTTTCCCAAAAACCAAGCAGGGGCCAAATATGAGATAAGTTCAGACTTCCCGTGTCGTGGCGCAATATTAACAATAACTCTTTTCTTTTTGCCGGCGGCAATGTCCTCAAATATTTTAGCCAACCTCGCATGATGCGCTCCTACCATATAACCTGGGTACACATGTTGTATAAATTCTAAAAAACTTGTACTACCTACGTCTTGTACTATCTTACCATCTGTCAGTTCTAAGAGTGCATCTACCTCTTCAGCTTCATTTTCTGCTAAGTGTTGCTTATGTGCCCCTAAAAACCTAATGAGTGATAAGACTCTTTTCTCTTGTTCCTTCTTTTCATTACTCATCTTTTACAACTTCTGCATCTATAACTTCAGAGTCTTTAACATCTAGTCGTTTTTGTAGTTTAGCTACAAGTGTTTGTAGTCTTGTCTCTATATCATCCATCGACATATTTTTATGGACCACTTCAGTATGTTTTTTAAACGCATCTACGCCATCAATGTCTCCTATGGCACGTAATGCTGTGATTCTTTCTTTAGGTTTATCTGCTGTGGTGGCTTCACGGATCAGACCATTGACTACAAACGTCTTTAAGTCCTTTAACTCATCTACGACTTGTGCATCTAACTCAGCTACCATACCTGCTAAGCTTGCTAATGTCGCATTTTTATATTTTCTAAGATGTAATTTTTTCTCAGGCTCTTGAATTATGGTCTTAATTACCGTTTTTGCTTCATCTATATCTTCTTGCGTAGCCTGGATCTCTTCTCCGGTTAAGTCTGAAATAAGTTTTACGGTGTTAGCTAGCATTTCTACCTCTTCTTCATTCGTTAAATCAGGTAGTGCTTCGCGTGCGTTCTTAGGAATAGGGACATTTTGCTCTATATGAGGCATCATTACGATGTCATACGGGCTATCTATTTGAATTTCTTCAGTATTTTGGGTTTGCATGGGTTGCTGTGTCACCTATGATATTAATTTTGCAGCTATTTTTTAATTTTAACCTACTTTGTCATTAAGTCGCAACCTTTTTTAGTATAATAACCATATGAAAACCACGTTAACTAAAAAGAATCTAGAAATTCTGTACAACATGGCGTGTCAAATGGCACCTTTCAACTCCCTTCCTATGCCTAAATCAGACAAAGTTAAGTTCCGTGTTATTAAAAATCCTAATATATATGGTTGCTTTGATGAAGTTGATATGGCAATTGAAATAAGTTCTGGTTCTTGTGGCCACTTCATTACTATCTTTCAAACTCTCCTACACGAAATGGTCCACTTAGCTCTTTATGTTCGGGGCGATGATGACTTTGATCAACACGGTCCTAAATTTCTTCGTATTAAAAACGTCTATTCCGAGTTATACAACTTCGATCCCAAAGCAATCTAGTTTTCATTCGTTTTACCCTTTTTCTCCTTTTGAATGAAACTTTTGAATTTTTTTGTAGAAATTTTTTTATATGTCAAGTTTATAAAGCAAGGGGGTGGGTTTTGTAAATTGAGTAGTTATTTGTGCGTATTCAAGGGGGAAGGGGGAATGGGTCCCATCTACAAATATTTGGGGGGTGGGGTATAGGTGGGGTATAACTTTACATATGTTTCAGGCTATGAGATAAAGTATTCAACCAAGCAACATCTGTTTGGTATTAACTAGGAGAATAGTATGAACAAGTATATATCAGTAGCATCCACAGCGTTCTTTGCAACATATGGTTGGAGACATATAGATGTTAATCCTCACATGACTATCATATGTTTTGCTTTAGCGTTTGTATCTTTAACCTGGTTTGTTTGTGAAGCAGCGAAGGGAGAATAGTATGAGACAAGTAATTAGATTCTTAGAAGGTTTAGTAATGTTAATGATTGGTGGCATTGCATTGTTTTATATCCACACACCAACAGGTGCGGCATTGTGTGTAGTAGCTGCATGTATGTACTTTTATCTTTCACTAACAGAGGAGAACTAAGATGTATACAACACAACTAGATTTATTCCCTGCAACACTTGGACAAGCAAGACGTAACAAGCTCGTTGACTTCCTAGGTTTAATGGAGGATGACTTATGGAACAACTCGGATGTAACAGAGCCGTCGTTTGATATAGCTTATGAAATCATCAATGAGATAAGAAGGAGAATGTTAGAAGGTAAGATAGTAGAAGTATTATAACCAAGAGGGGAAGCCTAGCTCCCCTTTCTTTTTCGCCTAGCGAATTGATACCAGTTATGTGTCGTCGCCGACGAATCGGGCGCGGTCGCGCGGTTGCTATTTAGCTATTCACTAGGCCCTGAAACTTTACATATCCTCTCAGCTATGAGATAAAACAATCACAGCAATTTTGCTGTTTAACTTATGGAGTATTTATGAAAACTTTAAACTTAAAACAAATCGGTTATCAACAAGCAACAAACAAAGACGCAGAGCGTTCACTAGCCCGTCAAGTATATGAAACCTTCCCGAACTTTGATGAAGAGGTTTCAGACGAGGCAAAGCTCGAACTCAACGCGGGTTATCAATTAAGGGTTGCAGAAAATCAACCGAGTATTGATCAACATTTTGTTGTTGAAGGCGGGAACTATTTGCCTGTTGAAAAGTTAGCTTTCGATAATCATAAAGGTGAGAAGTATCACCGAACTGTTGCTAACATCATGGCCTATACACCGCAGGCCTTCGGCGCACTACGTCAAAGCAATCCGCAATTACATTCTTTGATCAAGGCCGAGCGTGATCAAGTAAGCAAATATTGTAGTAATCGCTTGAATGATCTTAAAAAAGCAATTAAGGCCTTAAAGAACGAGGGTAAACCGCGCGAACGTGGTGCAACACGAACCTTTGCAGAGACTGTCAAAGAAACCCTTGATGGCCTTAAAAAGAAGTGCGCCAATGCAAAGGCGCGAGGTGATGATAGTGCGAACGAAAAGAAACTCATAACAGCGATTTCAGAATTTAATCGTAAATGGGTTGCGTAGTAAACTTAGGGAGGCCTTCGGGCCTCCTTTTTTTTGGCCTAAATTTTTGAGACCAGTTACATAGCGAGCGGGCGCTTGCGTAGCCTGCGGAGGTTGGACACTTCGTTCAATTATATCTCTACCCACTTGATACCAGTTCTGTGTCGTCGACGTCGCTGTTGCGTGGTTTGGATTGGACTATGACCAAGAAGTTTATTTAGCCATTCACGTAGACGTGAACAATGATAGTCATAGATGATAGTGTGGTTGATGAGTTTAACTAAACATAACCTTGTTCTAATCTTGTTCTAAGTTCTGTTCTAAATTGTTCTAATCTTGTTCTATACTAAGTGTTTGATTTATAAGGTTTGTTCTAGTGTTCTACAGTTTTTAAGGTATAGGTAGGTTTTGAACTTTGTAAAGACAAGGCGACCTTTTTCGCTCTCCATC